TTTAGAAAAGATCGCCCAAGTTATGCAGAGCTTAAAAAGTTTGCTTTATCCCATGACGATATGTTTCCTACAGATGAAGAAGGAATACCTTGCTTTTGTGGGGATTGATGTATTAAACTTATAGCTGTCAGGTCTGGAAAACTCGGCAGATAGTAATAAGGCTCTATTCACATGGGCTGGATTGACTACCTAGTTTAGCTACTCTGTCATCTTTCCAGACCCCAGCCCAGTTGAATGGAGCTTGACCTAGCCCGCACTCATTAGTGTTGCTGCGGTAAAGGCTGTAGACCTCCAGAAGCAAATGACAGACCTATGCAGATTGATGTGTGTAGATTCTGAACCGCCCTGATACCGTAAGGTAAGGGAAACGGGGTAGCCTTGGTAATGACAGACCTGGACAAGCAAAAGTACCCTTCATCAATTTATGACCTGATTCCGAAACATCCGAACTCGTATAATTCACCTATCTTCGGATAGGGAAATTACGCCCAGAAATCCTCACAAACCGATTCGTATACGGGGAAAAACAACACTTAGGGTAAACACCTATTAAGAAATGTTGATTACTGTATTAATCTATGGTTTTAAACAGGGGGATTTATGAAACATCTAATACTTGCAGCAGTCTTAGTACCACAGTTAGTTTTTGGTCAAACTTACATTATGACCAATCCACAAGGATACAACACAGGCAGTATTCAAGTTCAAGGTAATCAAGCTACATTTGTAAACCCTATGGGCTATGTAACTCAAAATGCCACGATCTATCCAAATCAGATTGTCTTTAGTACGCCTAGTGGTGTGGTTACTAATGTGATTGGAACTACAGGCTATACAGTTCCATCTTCCCCGCAAAGTCCTCCGAGTCCTAGGACATTACAATGACTACATTTTTTACTGAAGATCGTTTAATTTGTGAGTTAGAAATCTTGCAAAAAATAAGCAACGATCATTTAAAAACACTTTCCGATGTTGTACACAGAAAACCGCTTACTGTAGAACAGGCATGGGATTGTTTTGTTGAGGCTGGCAAACCTAATGTATCTGGAAAAGAATTTCGTTGGATTGTAAAAGCCATAGAAAAAGCCCATAAAATATCGTGACTACTTGGACAACCGAAGATAGGGAAAACGCCCAGAGTTATACGGTGAATGTACCTACTGAGGAAGATTATTTGCATGACTATAAAATGATGTTGATTATTGATAAAGCAATGGAAGCAAACAATGAAATGGGGGATTTATGTTTGAAAGTTTTTGGGAGTTATACCCTCGGAAAGTGGGTAAAAAAATGGCAAGAACGGCTTGGGCTAAACTTACCAGTAAACAAAAAGTGGATGCGTTAGCCGCTATAAACAATTATGTTAAGTATTGGAAGCTCAAAGAAACTGATCTAGATTTTATTCCTCACGCCTCTACATGGTTAAATCAAGAACGCTTTGAAGATGAACTTGATTTGACAGTTAAGTCTGAAAGACCAAAACTTCCTTGGTATAGTAGCGATCAACTAACAATGGAACATGGACAAAAACTTGGAATCACAGCAAGACCAGGCGAATCAATGCAGCAATACAGGGCCAGACTTGCATCGGTGTGGAGTCCGCTATCTGCTTAAACTAAGACATACTAAGGGTTTAAACTGGTGGCGTGAATACATAGCTAAACATAAAATACCAGAACAGCAGTTAATAGATTACAAAGAACAATGGTTACTAGGAAATAGGGGGGAGTGGGGAATATGGCTCAATGGCTCATCTGGACAGTCGGACTTGTTTACTTGATCGTAGCAATCGACTTATTTAATAGAGGTAATGTTGGTCTAGGCTTATCATTTATAGGTTATTTTATAGGCAATATTGGCCTTGGAATGGCGGCTAAGTGATTGTTCTTCCTATAAAAAATGAAGAAGCCGCACCTTGGTTACTTGAAAAACATTACGCAAAAAGAATTCCTCAAATTATGTTTGCTTATGGTCTTTATGAAGATAATCAACTTATTGGTGTAGTTACTTACGGAATACCAGCTTCACCAGCTTTATGTATGGGCATTTGCGGTAAAGAATATTCAGATAAAGTTTTAGAATTAAATAGAGTTTGTTTAATGGATAACGCTAAAAATCAAGCAAGTTTTTTAGTAGCCAATTCTATTAAACAATTACCTCAACCTACTATTGTTGTTTCTTACGCTGATAAAGGTCAAGGCCATGTAGGTTATGTATATCAAGCTACTAATTTTTTATATACAGGACTTTCTGCTAATAGAGTTGATTGGACTGTTAAAGGTATGGAACATAAGCATAGCAAAACTATTAGCGATGGCATGACTTTAGAAAGTATTAAAGAAAAATATGGGGATGATTTTTATTACACAGAAAGAAGTAGAAAACATAGATATATATATTTTCATGGAAACAAAACTCAAAAAAAACAAATGAATAAATTATTAAAATACAAAATAGAACCATATCCAAAAGGTAATAGTAAAAAATATGATTCTGGTGGTTCTGTTCAAACGCAAACATTATTATTTGGAGTTTAAATGAACGACTACGATCCAAACGAAGCAATAAACTTTATATTTAAGACTGCACCTGCTTACGCTAAAGCTAAAGGAGAACTTGCCCAGCTTGAAGTTTACAAATCATCTTTGAAAGCCATAATGATGAAAAAGTCAAGCGAGCAAACTATTGGCGCACAGGAAAGAGAAGCGTATGCTAGTCAAGAGTATCAAGATTTATGTAAAGGTATTGGAGCAGCAACAGAAGCTTCAGAAGCGTTAAAATGGCAATTAGAATCCGCTAAATTAAGAGTTGAAATTTGGCGCACACAAGAATCATCCAACCGAAACATTGAAAGGCTTACCAAATGACCGACTATAGCGAAATTGTCTTAGATATTAAGAACTTAACCAAAACATATCTAAATGCTGCAAGCCTTAACAAAGACAAAAGCGCTTATGACATCAGTATTAATTTGGTGGATGTTTGTCAAAAATTGGAGGACTTATCTAAGGCAAGGTTAGATGGTCGCTAAAGCAAAAAAGAAACATTACGACAATGTAGCTCGTCTTGGATGTATTTTATGTTGGCACTTAGGTTATGACACAGATGATGCAGGATGCCAAATACACCATATCAGACACGGTACTAGCGGAGTTGCTAGACGAGTTGATGCCCCTATCATTGGACTCTGTTTTGAACATCACCTTGGCAATGGAGGAATACACCTCCTTGGCAAAAAGGGTTTTCAGAAAAGATATGGAGGAATGACTGAAGAAGGATTGTTACAAATAGTATCCGAACGATTACAACTTGAGTCTTGATTTATAAACAAGATTGTTTACAGTTCGTGACCGTCAAACCCTAAACATTGGCCTACAAGCATTTTGCGCCTTTTAAAGGTGGCATCGTGCAAAGTCCATTTACCTGATTTATGCCTAGAACAATGAATCATTTCATGAGCCATGCTTCTTACTACAGTATCGTAAAACGAGCATCTAGCTTTTGATATGCAAAATATGTGGCTTTTAGCTAATGTTTCATCAAACTCATAAGTAGCCATAACACTATGGTCATCAACAATTTCAAAGCGGCAAATCTCGCTAGGCGGCAATTTCCATTTATTAAACGGCTCGCATTTAGCAAGCGTTAAATATATGGCTTCAAGGACTTTTGGCGTAATTTTCATACTTGATTAATACAGCCCCTAAACTCAAATTCACCGTTTTCTTCATCTGAAACCATAATAAGCTCTGGCATTAACATTCTGCCCTGATCAAATGAAAGCATTACAAAGCCTGAACGCCAATCTTTAGGGCCATCCTCAGTATATTCAAAAGTCGAACTAAGGGGATTGGCTAAACATCCTGTTTGAACGCCCCAATAAGTGCCTTGGTAGCCTGTAATGGGGCTTGCACACAAAACATGGGTATGACCAGTAATAATGTTTGTATTGCCAGCAGCCGTAAGGTTGTTATATCCAGCCAACCGACCACCTTTATGCCTGTGTTTAACCACAGTACCCTCGCCTATCCAATATGACCAGCAAGTTTTCCATTCAGGAAAATGATATTTAAGGCTAAATCCGTCTACCCCACTATATTGCGGCACTTTGTTAACTAACCATGATTCATAGCGCATATCGTGGTTACCAAGAGTCCAAATAAGCTCACAACCTGCTGGCTTATGTTTAACTATTTCATCTAAATGATATTGGCAGGCTTTAAGCTCATCTAACACAGACGGCTTTTGGTCATAATTAATGGTAGGAAAACGGCTAAGAACTTGTCCGTCAAACGCATCACCGTTACAGATAATGACTTGAGGTTGAAATTCTTTAATCATTAAAAGCAACGCTTTAAACGCTGTTGTGGTTATATCGGTAAAGTGGGCATCACTAAAAACAATAACCCGCTTAACTTTATCTATATCTATGCCCCGCCTTACATTGTGGGGGGTTTGTTCTATTTTTTTAAGTTTTACTTTTTCTTGTCGCTGAGAATTAAAAGTGGGTAATTTAATGCTATGGTAAATTTCAAGCGCTTTACGCCTTGCCATAATTGATCTGGGATTCATTTTTAACACTTCAGCTACAAGCGTAGGGCTGCCCAGCTTATTCCATAATTCAA